CCACCCCCGAGCGCGGTCGCCTTCTTCGTCGGTCAGCCGGTTCCTGGGCCCTGGCCCTACTGGCCGAAAGACGAGGCATCGCGCTGGAACGAGGGCTGGTATCGGCTTTACATGCCGCAAACCGGGCTCACCCCACAGGTGGGCTCGCAAGCGGAACGCCGCCAGCAGCAGGGGCCGATCGAATTCCGCAGGGTCAGCGATGACGTGTGGGGCGACTTCCGCCCCTTCTGGACGCAACCGCAGACGCTCAATCCCACGACCGCCTTTGCTTCGCAGCGCCGCCCTTGGGACGATTGGCCGAAGGACGAAGCACGCCGCTGGGAAGATCAATGGGCGCGGCTGTACATGCCGCAGACCAGCTTGGCGCCCTGGCGGATCTTCGCCGAAAACCGGCAGGCCGACGGGCCGGTTGAATTCCGTCGCGTGTCGGATGACGGTTGGGCGCTGTTCCGGTTCTTCTGGGTGCAGCCGTCGACCACGCCGTTCTTTGTCGCCTATCCGGCGCCGAATCCGTGGAACTACTGGCCCCTCGATCAAGCGGTGCGCGAGGACATTGCGCAGTGGCGCTTGTTCATGCCACAGACCAAGTTGACGCCTATGGTTGCATCGCAGGCGGAGAACCGGCAGCAGATGGGCCCGATCGAATTCAGGCGCGTGACCGATGACGGCTGGAGCGAGTTTCGGCCCTTCTGGGTGCCGCCTCCGCCTCCGCCGCCTCCACCGGCGACGACCTCGACCTTGTGGGCAGTGGGGCCGAAGGGTATAAAGACGAGAATTCAGTTCTTCTCGGGCATGAACAAAGACGAGGAAAACAAGTGATGGAAACGCGACGCTTTGCAGTCGACGACGTGATTAGCATCTCCGCTCAAGTGATCGCAACGATGGAGATGCTCAAGGGCACCTTTGACGATGAGATCAAGCGCATCATGGCGCTGCGGCAGAAGTTGGCCGACGAGTCCGAAGTGCAAGCGACGCTCAAGGAAGCCAAGCGCATGTTGGCTGATGCCAAGCGCAGCACCGAGGCGGCGCTACGGGGACAAGAAGAAGCCCTCGCCCAACAGAAGGAAGCCGATGCCAAGTTTGCTGACGTCGCGCGGGCACAGGGCAAGGTAGATGCCGATGCCGCCAAGCTCGCTGCCGATCGTGCGGCCTTCGATGCAAAGGTTTTCTCGCAAGCGGAAGTCAATGCACGGGTCAACCGCGAGTTGGACGATCGCGCGGTGAACCTGAACGCCGGCCTGACCAAATTGCGCGCCGATCAGCAGCAATTGAGCCGCGACAAGGCCGACCTGAATCGTCGCCTGGATCAGCTCAAAGCGCCTGCCTAATGCGTTGATTTGACAACGCACACCCAACAGTATCAGGATATTGCAGATTTTCTAGGAGGCTACAAGATGAAGCCCTCGAAGCTCGCGCAGTTTCTCCAACGTTACTTCTCGATGCAAGTGGGTGCTCCGCTCACCTTGCTGCCGGTGCAGATGGAAACCGATGGCAACCTGGTGCCTGCGGCAGCTCTGTCGTCGTTGCTCGGGCAGACCAACGCGGCCAACACGCAATCGGACGGCGTTTTCGTGCCGGCCGTGGTGTCCGGCGCCAGCGCGACGCTCACTTTCCTTGCGACGAGCTTCAACCGCTTCACCAATGCCGGCGCGATCACGCTGACGCTTGACTACGCCTACAACATCGTCAACGCGATCCAGAACCCATTTCTCGGGCAGACGTTTCCCTTCTCGATCTTGACCACAGGCGCCGGCGGCTCGATCGCCACGCCGACACTTTCGGATACTGCGGTCACGCTGGCCGGCACCACGAGCGTGTCGGCAACCTCGATCCGCTGGTATCAGGGGCAGATCACCCAGCTCGCGACGACGGTGGGCGCTCCGGTGACAGCGGGCACCACGTTCACTTCGCTCACTCAGGTGGGCTCGACCAACGCCTTCACCCTGGTCATGGGCACCAATGCGCTGTCGCCCACGGTGGGCAACGTGGTGTTCCTGAATGTCACGGCGGGCACGCTGCCCTCGGGGTGGTATCCGATCGCCAAGGTCAATTCGGCGACGTCGTGGGTCATTCTGACGCCGGCCGGCACGGTGTGGACGATGACGGCGGGCACCATCCCCGGCACGACCACGGTTCCGGTGGCGCAGTATTCGAGCCTGTATCCGGCGACGGTGGGCGCTGCGGCGGGGACGATCGGCGTCTACTCGCCGCTGTTGACCATTACCGGGCTCGCCCAAGCTACGGCGGCGGCTTAAAGGAGGCGGCATGCGCTTCTTGAGACTTGGCGTCATCTTTCCCCTGCCTGCGGGGATGACGCCCGACAGATCGGCGGCATTCGGACTGCTGGGCCTCATCAACAACATCAACCAATACAGCGAGGCGCTGCCCCCTGCTTTCGGCATCGCGACCTCGGGCACCAACATCACCTTGACCGCCGCGCAGTTGCTTGTGGGCGTGACGCGGTTGACCACGGGCGCTTCGGGCGGCTTCACCATCACCATGCCCTCGACCGCCGCGATCATCGGCGCGATCAGCGGCGGCAGCAACGCGGTGCCCTTCGATGGCTCGTATGCCGAACCGATCTCGATCATGAACGACAACATCGGGCAGACCGGGACGCTGACCGCAGGCGATTCGAGCACCACGCTGGTCGGCACCATGACCATCGCGACCAACACCCGGCGCTTGTTCATCCTGACCGTGACCAGCGCCACGGCGATTCAGATCAACAATGTCGGGAGCGTGAGCCTGTGAACCTGTTTAAGTTCTTCCGCCTGGGCGTCGACGGCGACGCCGATCCTCCGCCTCCCGATCCAGGCGATACGCTTGACGATCTGCTCGATGCCATCGAGCCTCCCCCACCCGCTAAAGCCGACGAAGATGAGGGCGGCGGCGATGCTGCCGCCGCCCAACGCGCGGCGGAAGCCGAGGCGCGTGCTGCGCAAGCGGAGAAGCGTGCCGCCGAAGCCGAGGCACGCGCGGCTCGTGCCGCAGTGCAGCCGGCGCCGACGCGACAAACCGATCCGCAGTGGGAAGCCGAGGAGCGCCAGCTTGCCGAGGCGCGCAACCTACCCGAGAACGATCAGAAGTGGCTCAAATGGAAGATTGACACCGATCGCAGCGTGCGCGCGGGAACGCAACGCGCCGATGCGACGTTCCAAGCTGCCGCCGATCGCGCCGATCGCGCTGAGTTCGCTACGCTCGAGTTCACCAAGCCGCGCGTGTTCAAGGCGTACAACGCACGGGTCGAAGAAGCGTTGGCCGGATTTCAGCGCCAGGGCGGCAACATTCCGCCTCGAAAAATGATTTTGACCTATCTGATCGGGCAGGACATTCTGGAGGGCAAGGTGAAGCCAAAGAAAGTTTCGTCGTCAGCCAGCGAACCGGCGCCGAAGCAAGTCGATCGCGGCACGCTGCCCAACGCGCGCTCCGACGTGCGCAAAGGATCTGCCGCCCTCACCGAGCGCGAGAAGCGCCGGCAACGGCTTGACGGTAAACCCATCTAAGGAGGCCCGACCATGAAACTGTTTGCGCTTCTCGCCGCGTTCCTTCAACTCGGCGTCATCAATACCTCGCAGTCGCCGGGGTTTCAGTCCGATGTCGAGTTGTATATTCAGGAGGAAGTCGAGCCGCTGGCGCGACGTCAACTCGTCGCCTATCAGTTCGGCAAGCCGTTGCACCTGGACACCAATCGCGGCGTGACCTACACCGCGACCAGGTTCGAGCGTCTGCCGCTACCCTTCGCGCAGTTGCAGGAAGGTGTCGCGCCTCCTGGCGAGCCGGTGCAGTTGGTTCAAGTGAGCGCAACCGCGCAGCAGTGGGGCGATTCGGTGATCGTGACCGACGTTGCCAACCTGACCATCAAGCACCCGATTTTCCAGCAAGCGATCCAGTTGGTGTCGATCCAGATGCCGGAAACCCTGGAGCGCAACACCATGAACACTTTGGTGAGCGCCAATCAGGTGAATTTTGCCAACGGTCGCGCTAATCGCGCGGGCATCCTCGTGACGGACGTGATGACGCCGCACGAGTCGAACAAGATCGTAGGCTCGCTCTTGACCTATGGCGCACCCCGTTTCATGGGGGATGAGCGCGAGGACATGATGATCGAGGCGGGCGCCTATCGCGATCCGTCGAAGTCGCCGGCGACCAAGCAGCATTACGTCGCACTCATTCATCCGCTGGTCGCGCAGGACATGCGCGAGAACGCACAGGTGAACACGGCCTGGGCGTATTCGGACATCAACCGGCTTTACAACAACGAGTTGGGCGAGTTCGGGGGTGTGCGGTTCGTCGAAACGAACATGGTGCCGTTCTGGCAAGGCTTGGCGCTGGTGACGGGCACCGCGTCGACCACGGGCGGCAGCCTGGCAACCTCGGCGACCTACAACATCCAGGTCACGGCGTCGCCGGTGCTAACCTCGGTCGAGCAGAAAATCTACCAGGTGTCGGGCAACATCTCCGTCACGGGGCCCACGGGCTCGATCACCGTCACGTTGCCCAGCGTTCCGCAGTACGTTTTCAACGTCTACATCGGCACCACATCGAGCCCGACCAACTTGGCGCTCACAACCTCGGGTCCGACCACGGGACCGCTTGCCGGCCAGGCGACGCAGTTGGCCTCGGGCTCCACGGTGGTCTTGACCGGCATCGGCATCGCGCAGACGCCGCCCGCCGCGCCGGCGACGGGCGTGTTTGTGTACCCAACCATCTTTATCGGCAATCACTCGTATGGCCAAGTGATCTTGGAAAACCCGGAGTTCTTCTACCTCACCGGGGCGGACAAGTCGGATCGCTTGAATCAGACGCGGGTGGTGTCGTGGAAAGTGTTTTACGGCTCGATCATCCTGAACCAAGCCTTCCTGGTGCGGGTGGAATCATCGAGCGCATTCACGCCGGGTTACAGCGCGGGGACGATGCCTGACATCTCCTGATCTCCTGCTCAGGCGATGGCACTTGGGGCCGGTCTTGAAAAGGCCGGCCTTTTTTCTTGAAAGGAGGAGTTATGGGTAGACCCAAGAAGCACGTTGAAGTAGCGTCGGTCGCCAAGGTCGAAGCGCCGACGCTGGCGGAGTTGCAGGCGAAGATCGAATCCTTGAGCGAGCAGTTGGCGGTATCCGAATCCAAGCGCAGCAAGGCCGAAAAGAAGGCGCTCGCCGAGGCGGATGCGGAAGCGCGCACGGCGGAAATCCCGATGCAAGGGCGTGCGACGGGCAAGACGGTCAGGGTGGAGCGATGCAAGGGATTCAAGACCGTGAGCTACACCGAGAAGGGGATGCCGATCAGGCAGCCGGTAATGCACATGGTCGACGTTCCGACCTACTTCTACCGGATCGACATGGCGCCGTGCGGCGGAATCTGCCTCAAGATCAACGGTGACGAGTTCTATCACGGCACAACCTACGAGATGGACATCGACACCTTGCGCACGGTGAAAGACCTGGTGTACCGCACCTGGAAGCACGACAGCGACATCCACGGCTCGGACGAGAATTTCTATCGCCAGAAGAATCCGGGGCGGCTGTCGGCGAGGGGCATGGCATGAGCGAGGATCGGGGGAAGCGCATCGTCGGCAACGTCGACATCACCAACAACCTGACCGACAAGCGCGGCATCAAAATCTCCTTCTACGTGGTGGAGGGTGAGGATGACCGTGCCAGCATGAACAAGCTGATCGACGCCGCGATGGACGTGGTGGACCGTCAGGTGGTGCGCGCCGATCTTGTCTCCAAGCGTGCGGAACGCTCGATGTGGATTGCCAGCCTGGAGCTACTCCAGCGCAATCACGAGCAGTTGATGGCCAAGCGCAACGGCGCCAGGAAGTTGACCGCGCAGGAGAATCTCCAGGTTGGCAAGTTCGACGGCGACTTGCAGCGGTGCAAATTGGGTATCGAGTCCACGGACGCCGCAATCGCCGCGGCGGAAGCGAAGCTCGCAGAGGTCTAAATGCAAGCGCAGCAGATCATCAAGCTCGCCTGTCAGATCGCCAAGGGTCCGGCGATGATCCAGATCGGCGGGCAGATGTTCACGCTGGTGCTGGAGGATCTGGTACTCAACAAGAATTTGAAGGTCAATCGCGTCACGCAACCGATCGTCGTTTCGCCGACAACGCAATATGGGCCGTATGCGCTCGAAGGCGATTACCTTCGCACCTATGACCTGTTCTACCCGATCCCCAGCTCGGGCCAGCCGTTTAGCCAAGGGCTCACCATTCTCCTGACGCCGATCACGATGGAGCAGTGGGATATGGAGTTCAAAGATCCGTCGATGGCGAATTATCCGTATGAATTCGCTACCGATATGTCCACTCAAGTCCAGGTGTGGAGCGGGGGCACGCCGGGCGCGGGAACGCTCACCAGCGCGGGACAGCTTTTCATCTATCCTCAGTCCTCGGGGGTGTTGACGCTCACGCACCGCTACATGAAAAACCAACCGGCGATCGTCAACCCGGAAGTGTCGACCGTCACGCCATGGTTTGTATTCACCGAATACCTGGTGCAGCGGACAGCCTGGCGCATGATGGGGATCACCGGGGATGATCGGACGGCGGAGTGGGAAGCAATGACCGATAAGATGCTCAGGCCGCATCTCATCATGGAAGGCGACGAGCAGGAAGCGGTGCATCGCGTCAAGCTCGATCCCCGGCAGTTCCGCACCAATCGCAGCCTGCGGCCCACGAAGTCGATGCCCTTCTCCTGGTAATGGCGATCAACCACTCGCATCCGATGAAATTCACCCCGCGAGGGTTGAGTGACGCCTTCGACGCGAGCGAGAAGTTCAATGGGGCGTGCCAGAAGTTGCAGGATTTGATCTTCGATTCATCCAACCCCGAGATCGTGGTGTCGCGGCCCGGGGTGACGCTCCTGATCGACTTCAACTCGACCGGCACCTGGGGCGCACCTGGGTTCATCTCGGTGCATATCACGGTGGGCTCGCGCATCTACGGCATGATCGCCACCCAGCGCTTCCCTGGTCACGATGAGCCGTTTTGCTATGACAC